CGACGTTGCCGGTGGACACGTTCATTCGCCGTGACGGCAACCGGCTTCCTTTCCGTCCCCGGCCTGCCTGGGTGTACGAACCCGAGGGCCCCGGCTCAAGCCGCATTGAGTATTACAAGCAGATCGTCGTGTCGATGCTGCTGTCCCATGGCGCGGTCGTGCAGATCCTTCGCAATGGCGCTGGCGAGATTGTGGCGTTGCAGCCGCTTGACCCGACCCGCGTGGACATTCGCCGTAACCCGGGAACGCGGCTGCGCGAGTTCGTGATCGACGGCGGCCAGGCAATCCTGCCCGGCGAGGACGTTCTCTACATTCCCGAGATGCGCCGGCCCGGCTCACTCAAGGGCGTCAGCCGCGTGGACGAGTTAAAGCAGACCCTCGGGCTCGCCAAGGCTCTGGACGAGTTCGCCTCCCGCTACTTCTCCAACGGCGCCAACACCTCCGGCATCATCGAGTTCCCCGGGAATCTGACGCAGGAGCAGGCCAAGGATTTGGTCGATTCGTTTGAGGCCGGGCACAAGGGTCTGAAGAAGGCTCACCGTCCTGGGGTGCTGTCTGGTGGGGCGAAGTTTACGAAGACGGGCTCGGATGGCGAGCAGGCTCAGATGTTGCAGAGCCGCCAGTTCGCGGTCGAGGAAGTAGCGCGGGTGTTCCGTGTGCCGCCGTCCATGATCGGATTGAACACTCCCGGCGCGATGTCCTACGCATCGGTTGAGCACAACGCCATTCAGTTCACCCGCTACTCACTCACCCCGCTCATCGCCGCCATCGAGGAAGCCCACAACCGGCTACTGCCTGGTGATTCCTTCCTGCGCGTCAACATGGACGGGCTGCTTCGCGGGGACTCCGCTACCCAAGCGCAGGTCTTCTCAACCGCGTTGCAGGCCGGATACATGAGCGTCAACGAGGCTCGCGGCCTGATGGACATGCGGCCCGTTGAGGGCGGCGACGTTCCTCGAGTTCCGCTTGCCAACATTGCGGTCAGCTCGGCCAGCATCGTTGAGGAGCGCGAGCGGGTGGAGATGGCCGCGAAGCTTGTGCAGTCTGGGTATGACCCTGCTGGCGTGCTGTCTGCGCTTGGTCTCCCCTCAATTACTCATACGGGGCTGGCGTCTAACCAGTTGCAGCCGGCCGAGAACGCCCAGGTCTAGTCGTGCCCGAGGTCCCCGGCTACATGGCATCCGCAGCCCGCAAGGGCTTGGCCTTTCGGGCTGAGGGCTACGGCGGAGACGGCCTAGCGGATAGCACTATCCGTGAAGCCCGTCTGATCGCTGACGGGCAGATGTCCGACGACAAGGTCATCCGGGCCAACGCCTGGGCGGCTCGCCACGAGGTCGACCTCGAGGCGCCGCAGAACAGCGACGGCAACCACCCCGACTATCCAGGCGCCGGAGCCGTGGCGCACTACCTCTGGGGCATCGACCCCACCGACCCTCAGCCTGCGAGGCGCTGGCTGGAGCGCGAGGCCGAGCGCATCCGCGAGGAAGAAGGACGAAGCATGGCAAAGATGGAAACCCGCACGTTCACGGTCGACGACCTTGAGGTCCGCGAAGCCCCCGAAGGTATGAGCTTCGAGGGATACGCCGCCGTGTTCAACTCCCCCAGCGAGCCCCTGCCCTTCACTGAGACCATCGCCCCTGGGGCTTTTGGTCGCTCGCTGAAGTCCCGCAACAACGTCTTCCTGCTGGTGAATCACGACCCGGCCCGCCCACTGGCGTCGACGCGGTCGAAGACGATGACGCTCGAGGAGGATGGCCGCGGGCTGCTCGTGAAGGCGACGTTGCCGGACACGAGTGATGGCCGCGACCTGGCGGTCCTGCTCGGCGGTGGAGGCAACCCCCGCGTCATCGACTCTATGAGCTTCGGCTTCTCGGTTCCTCGCGGTGGGGACAAGTGGAGCGAGGACGGTTCGCAGCGGACGCTTCAGCAGGTCCGGTTGCATGAGACCAGCATCGTAACCTTCCCCGCGTACCAAGCCACGAGCGCGGCTGTGCGCAGCCTGGACATGCTGGCCGAGGCGACGGGCGAGGATGCCGACGCACTTAACGGCGCGCTTGAGGCCCTTGAGCGTGGGGCGACGTTGACACTCGACCAGGCCGGGCTGCTGTCCGCGGTGGTGGCGAAGTTGTCGCCGGAGCCGCAGGCCGAGCCCGAGGTCGAGCCGGTCGCCCACGACCCCAGCGAGATCAACCTGCTCAAGACCAAGCTCGACCTGGCCTTCAAGGCCTAAGACTTCCTGGCCGCGAGAGCCGCGGCTAGGTCCCCGCTCTGAGGAGCCTCGGCGGGATTCGCAATGAACCACCTGCGCATTCCAACACCGAGACCCCAGAAAGGGGTGAACTGTTTTGTCCGAGTACCTGAAGAAGCTCGTGGAGGACCGCCAGGCGGCCTACCACGCAGCCAAGGCGAAGATGGACGAGGCCGCCGCTGAGAGCCGCGACCTGTCCGCCGAGGAGCGCGAGTTCGTCGACCGCACGTTCGCGGAGCTCGACGAGAAGCGCGCCACCATCGACACGCTGCTCGAGGCTGAGAAGCGCGAGCGCGAGATCGCCGAGTCCATGCGTGGGCTCGAGGACGTCGTCCGCCCGGTTGAGGCCCGCACCGCGGCCGCCGAGACCGACGCCGACATTCTGCGCCAGCTGCTCGCTGGCGAGCGCCGCGCCCACTCGTTCCAGTTTGAGAAGCGCGACATTGCCAAGACCAGCAGCAACGCCCCGGTGCCGACGTCGTTCTCCGATGTCGTCATCGACCAGGCCCGCCTCGTCGGCCCGATGCTCGACCCGAGCGTCGTCACCATCCTCAACACCGCCGCCGGTGAGGATCTGGTCCTCCCGTCGCTCGCTTCCTGGTCCACGGCCGGGTACGAGGCTGAGGCCGCCACCATCGACGAGTCCGACCCTGGCTTCGGCAAGACCACGCTCAAGGCCTACAAGTACGCCTTCATTGTGCAGGTCTCGCAGGAGTTCCTGGCCGACAGCAACATCGACGTCATCGGCTTCCTCGGCCAGCAGGCCGGCAACGCCATCGGCTACAAGGTCAACGACCGGCTCACGCTGGGCACCGCCGCGACCCCCGAGCCCAACGGCATCGTGGTCGCATCCAGCGCTGGCAAGACCGGTGGCACCGCCACCGCGACCGCTGGCACCGGCCACTTCACCGCCGACGACCTCATCGACCTGGTCTACTCCCTCGACGGTGCAGCTCGCCGCCTCCCCGGGTTCGGGGTCATGGCGAACGGCTCCAGCATCGGCGCCATGCGCAAGCTCAAGACGTCGTCCGGCGACTACGTCTTCGTGCCGAGCATTCAGCCCGGCACCCCGGACTCAATCCTCGGCTACCCGCTGATTGAGAACCCGGCAATGGCGTCGGTCGGCTCCGCGGCCAAGTCCGTGCTCGCGGGTCACTTCCCGTCGTACTACGTCCGCACCGTGGGCGGCATCGACGTTGCCCGCTCGGATGACTTCGCCTTCAACACCGGGCAGGTCACCCTCCGCTTCCAGATCCGCGTCGACGGCAACCTGCCGCAGACGTCCCACGTCAAGCACTTCGTGGGCGGCACCGCCTGATCTGAGGCACCCAAGACGTGACAGGCCCCGCCTTTGCGCAGGGGGGCGGGGCCTGTCACACCCCCTGCGCACCCCAAGGAGAAACGGTGGCCCATGCCACGAAAGCCAAAAGAGCCTCAAACGCGGCACGTTCTGGGAACCCCGCTCGACGTGCCGCCGCCCGAGCGGGAAATCCTGCTCCGCCTCGGACTGATCTACGAAGAATCATCTGGGCAAGCAACGCGCCCTTCACGGCCACGGGCTACGGCGAGCAAACGCAGCAAGTCACCCGGCGGCTCAAGCAAGCCGGGCACGAAGTAGCGGTCGCCTGCAACTACGGCCTCGAAGGCTCCATGATGGAGTGGGAAGGAATCCCGCTCTACCCTCGCGGCCTCGACGTCTATTCCAACGACGTCATCCCCGCCTACGCGATGGACTGGGGCCGACCTACCGGGCGCCAGGCGCTCGTCATCACCTTGTTCGACTGTTGGGTCTTCAAGGGCGGCGGCTGGGACGTTGTCGAGCGCGTCGCCTCCTGGGTGCCCATCGACCACTACCCCGCACCCGCGCCGGTCATCCAATGGCTTGCCCGACCCAACGTGACGCCGATTGCCATGAGCAAGTTCGGCAAAGACGCCATTGAGCGCCACGACGTCGAGACCCTGTACGTGCCCCACGCCGTTGACACCACGATCTTCAAGCCGACCGAGCTCATGCAGGGCAGCGACGGCTCGGTGCCTGCGCGCCAATGGATGAAGGTCCCTGAGGACGCCTGGTGCATCACGATGGTGTCCGCAAATAAGGGCCAGGTGGATCGCAAGTCCTTCGCTGAGTCATTCCTCGCGGTGGGCATGTTCATGCAGCAGCACCCCGACGTCTGGCTCTACCTCCACACCGAGCCCAGCCCGGCCATGACTGGCCTTGACCTGCGGGCCTTGATGGCCGCTACGGGCGTGCCCGCGGACCGGGTCGCCGTAGTGGACTCGTACTCCTACCGCATGGGCGTTCCAAAGGAAGCCCTCGCGGCGATCTACACCGCCTCTGACGTCCTGCTCCAGCCAAGCCGCGGCGAAGGCTTCGGCATCCCCGCCATTGAGGCCCAGGCGTGCGGAACACCCGTGATCGTCTCCAACGCCACCGCCCAACCTGAGCTCGTCGGCGATGGCTGGCTGGTTGACGTCCAACCGACTTGGGACGTCGCTCAAGGCTGCTGGTTCTTCACCCCGCTAGTGCCGTCCATCGTTGACAGCCTCGAGGCCGCCTACGCCCGAGGCCGGGGCCGATCCCAGCAGGCCATTGACTTCGCCGCCACCTACGACGCCGACGTCGTGTTCGACAAATACTGGCGGCCAGCGCTGGAGTTCCTGCTATGACCGCCGTCATCACAGGCGGCCTTGGCTTTATCGGCTCGCACCTTGCTGACCGCTGCCTTGCCGAAGGCATGGACGTCCTTGTCATTGACGATTGCCGCTCAACGCGCCAGCGCGCGACTGAGCTGTGGCCGAGCGACAGCCGGGTCAAGTTCCTCATGGCCGACTGCCGCACCGTTGTCCCGCAGGACCGCGCCGACGTCGTCTTCCACCTAGCCTCCCCCGTCGGCCCTGTCGGCGTACTCAACCGCGCCGGCTACATCACTCCTGAAGTTATTGACGGCTCGCGCGCAGCTGCCAGATGGGCGATGCGCGACAGCGTCCCCATGATCGACGTATCCACCTCAGAGATTTACGGCGGCGGGGACCAAGGCCTTTGCGCCGAGTCCATGCCTCGCATTGTGGAGGCTGGCGCATGGGCGCGGCTGGAGTACCAGACCGCCAAACTCGCCGCCGAGGTGATGCTCCAAAACACCGCCGACCTAGACGTGCGGATCATCCGCCCGTTCAACGTCGCCGGTCCCCGCCAATCTCCCGCTGGCGGATTCGTCCTGCCTCGCATGGTGCAGCAGGCCCTCACCGGCAAGCCCATCACCGTCTACACGCCGGGCACGCAGCGCCGCGCGTTGACGCACGTCCTCGACATCGTGGACGGCATTTGGCTGGCCTGGCGTAAAGGCGAGACCAACCGCGACTACAACCTCGGCAACCCTGGAAACACCTGCTCAATGATGTCGCTGGCCCACGAGGTCGCCGACTATGTCGGTGGCGCGGAGGTCACAGTCGTTGACCCGGTCGGCCTGCACGGTGAGCAGTTCAAGGAAGCGGCGGAGAAGTTCCCTGACGCGACGCGAGCGATAACTGAGCTGGGCTGGCACCCGACCCGGTCCCGCCAGCAGATCATCGCCGACACGGTGGAATGGTCCCGATGATCCCGGTCCTCGGTGTGCCGATCCTGAACCGCGCCGACCTGGCCGAGCAGATGCTTGAGTCCGTTGACGTTGACACGGCAGAAACGCTGGTGATTCTCAACGGCGACCCTGACGGCACGCGGGCGATGCTGAGGGGCCGCCTGGTCAGCTACATTGACCCGGGCTTCAACCTCGGGGTCGCGGCGTCATGGAATTTCATTATTCGCGCGAGGCCTGCCGCCCCGTGGTGGCTCATCGTCAACGCCGACATTGAGTTTGCCCCTGGCGACCTTGGCCATCTATGCGAGGCAATGGACGTTACCGAGCCGCGGCTGGCGTGCCTGTACGAGTTCGGCGCGTTCGGGATTAACCAGGCCGCTGTGGATGAGGTCGGCTGGTTCGACGAAAATTTCCATCCGATCTATTTTGAGGACAATGACTACCGCCGCCGCTGCCTGCTGGCAGGCGTGCCAGTTGTCAACCTCTTGAGCGGCACGAAGCACGACAATTCGGCGACGATTGCCAGCGGCTACGCCGCACATAATCAGCGCACATTTCCCAGGAACCAGGCCTATTACATCCACAAATGGGGCGGGCCTCCTGGCTACGAGACCGTGACTGCCCCTGTAACGCCCGTGCTGGACCGTACACGGCTTGTCAATAACGCCTGGACATAGGAGAACCCCGTGGCAATTGCTAACGGCTACGCGACTCTGGCGCAGATCAAGAGTGCGCTGCGCATCGCCTCCGGCGACGCCACCGACGACGCCCTCCTCGAAATGGCCGTCGAGTCCGCCTCCCGGCTCATCGACGCCTACTGCGGACGCAACTTCATCCTCGCCGGCACGGCAACCCGCTACTACAACACCGACAACCCCTACGTCGTCCAAATCGACGACGCACGCTCCATCACCGCCGTGGAAACCTCCACCGGCCTAGATGGCGTCTACGACACCGCCTGGACTATCGGCACCGCCGGAGGCGAAGGCGACGCCCAGCCGGAACCGATCAACGACTACCTTGGCGGCGTCGTCTGGCCCTACACCCGCATTCGCGCTATTGGCGACTACACGTTCCCGACGGGCGCGGAAAACTCCATCAAGGTCACGGCCGTCTTTGGCTGGCCCAACATCCCGGTCACCGTCACGCAGGCAACCATCTTGCAGTCCTCAAGAATCTTCACCCGACTCCAGTCCCCGCTCGGTGTTGCCGGCTTCGGAGACATGGGCATCATGCGCGTCAGCCGCGGGCTAGACCCCGACGTCGCGCAGCTCATCGAGGGCTACCGCAAATTCACGGGCGTCGCATGACCGCGCTCACCGACCTACGCACCGGGCTCGCCACCAGGCTCGCCACCATCACCGGGCTTCGATCCTCGTCCTACATCCCCGACAACCCGCAGCCCCCCGTCGCCATCGTTATGCCAGGCCGGATCACCTACGACACGGCATTCGGGCGCGGCTCGGATGAATACGAATTTACGATCACGCTCGTCGTCGGCCGCGTAGCCGACCGGGCATCACAGACCAACCTCGACGCCTACTGCGCCTCAAGCGGTAGCGCGTCGGTGAAGGCGGCAATCGAAGGCGACCGCTCCCTCGGGGGCACGGCCTTGGATTGCCGAGTAACCGCAATGACCAGCCAAGGCTCACTTGCCATTGGGGACGTCACCTACCACACGGCCGAATTCTCGGTCACCGTCATTGCCGCCGGCTAAGGAGAAACAGGAATGGCAAAGTTCATCGGCAAGAATCTTCGGGTGAAGGTCGGCGGGACCGAGCTCACCTCAAACATCGCAAGCGTTGAGGTCACCGAGACCGTTGACGAGATCGAGACCACCGCGTTCGGCTCTGCGGCACGCAGCCGCATCGCCGGCCTCAAGGACGCCTCAGTCACCATCAGCTTCCACCAGGACTACGACGCCAGCAAGGTCTCGGCCACGCTCGCCACGATCTTTGGTGGCACCGCTGACGTCGTCGTCCTCGCGGGCACCGCGACCACGCAGGGCACCGCAGCGGCCACCGCGCCGATGTACACCATCCCCGTGCTCTGCTCCCAGCAGACCCCGGTGAGCGGGCAGGTCGGCGACCTCACCACGTTCGACGTGACGTGGCCCGCGGTCGGCGAGATCACCAAGTCCACTTCGGGCACCTTCTCCGCCTAAACCTAGGAGTCACCTTGCGCATCGCATTCCAAATCACCTACGCCGACGGCACGGCGGCGGAGGCTACGGCCTCCGTCGCCGACCAGGTGGCCTTCGAGCTTGAGCACGACCGCTCGATTGCCAGGCTCGGCGACGACTTCCGACTCACCGACGCCTGCTGGCTCGCGTGGCACGCCCTCAAGCGCACCAGCAAGACCAGCGCAGACTTTGAGACCTGGCTAGAAGGGGTCGACGAGCTCGAGGTCGGGGAGTCCAAGATCGCCCCTTTGGGGGATACGACAACGCCCACTGGTTGATTGTCCATTTGGCCTATGAGTTCGGCATCGCGCCGTCCCAGGTGCTTGCCGAGTCTGACCGAATGATCTTCACCATGTCGCGTTACCTGTCCAACCGCGCCAAGCAGATGGACAAGACCTAGCGGGAGGCGAGCCGTGGCAACCGCTCAGGTCCAGATTTACGGGCTCGACAAACTGATGCGTGACCTTCGTGGCTTGGACAAGGAAGCCAACGACGAGCTGCGCACGGCAAGCAAGGAAATTGCCACGCGGCTGATGGTCCCGGCGTACCAGGATGCAGCAGACCAGGCGGGTCCGTGGGGTGCTGAGATCGCAGCGACCGTCAAGGCCGCGCGCGACCGCATCCCCTCGGTGTCCATCGGCTCGCGGGCTAGGCGGTTCAGCGGTGGCGCGTCACCGACCACCGTGCGCTTCCCGTCCAACTCCGGCTACCAGGGCCGCTCCGGTGCCCGCGGCACTATGCCTCGAGCGTTCGGCTCTGGCTACGGCTGGATGAAAAAGATGGGCGCCTACAAAGGCGACGCCCTTGGCGAGTGGCTGAGAGCAATTGACCGAGTCAAGAGAAAGTTTGAGGCGGGCTGATGGCGACAGCGGGTAGGACTCTCAAGGTCGCGCTAGTCGCCAATACCAAGAACTTCCGCCAAGGCATGATGTCGGCGGTACGCGACGCCAAGGGCTTCCAGGGGAAGATGGGCGCGGTTGCGACCAGTCTCCGCGGCACCCTAGGACCGGCGCTGCTGGCAGCGGCCGCCGCTGCCGGAGCGCTTGCAGTCAAACTCGGCGTTGACGGCGTCAAGGCCGCCATCGCCGATCAAAAGACTGTTGCCGTCCTTGCCAAGACTTTGGAGAATCTGGGCCAGGCCCACCGGCAGACTGGCGTTGAGGACTTCATCGCCAATATGGAGTCTGCGACTGGCGTCGCTGACGAGCAGCTGCGCCCCGCATTGGGGCTGCTGCTCCAGGCGACTGGGGACGTGGACGAGGCCCAGCGCCGCATGGCTCAGGCGATGGACATCGCCATTGGCACAAACAATTCGCTTGACTCCGTTGTGCGGGCTCTGTCCAAGTCGCTCGCCACCGGCGCCTCTGGCACGTTGTCTCGCTACAACGTGATGATTGACCAGAACACCGTGGCAACTGAGGGCTTCGGTGCTGCGCTTGATGAGGCCGCCAGCGGTTTCGATGGGCTTGCCAACGAGGAGGCTCGCACCCTTGAGGGCCGCCTGCGCATCCTCCAGACCGAAGCGGCCAACGTGCAAGAGGCGTTTGGCTACGGCATCGTCAATTCTCTCGGCGGGGCCGGAGACAGCGCGGACGACCTGTCAGCGAGGTTGCGGGATCTCAAGGACGACGCCGAAGCGCTAGGCGAAGCGGTCGGCAACTCCATCGGCGACCTGATAGATCTCGCCAAGGGCATCATGGGCGCCAAGGAAGCCGTTGACGATTTCCTTGACAGCGCCGGGCTCCTAGGCGATGTCGTCCAGGGCGAGGTCGGCGGGATGATAAACCCGCTTGACAAGGCCACCGGCATGGTCAAGCAGCTATCAGCCGCCCTCACCGGCAACGACCAGGCATTCCTCGAGGCTGCGTTTGGTGCTGGCGAAGCGGCACAAGACGCGGTGCCGAAGATTGAAACCTTTGGCTACACGGCCGGCGAGGCCGCAAGCGAAGTCGAAGAACTGGTTGAGCAGGTCAGCCTGCTGGACGAGTTCGTCAGCCGCACAACCGCCATCCTCAACTACGAAGCCGCCATCGACGACCTACGCAAGAGCCTCAACGAAAACGGCAAGACCTTTGACTACAACACCAAGGCCGGCCGCGAAAACAACAAGGCCTTGCTTGACTTCGTGCAGTCAACCGCCGCGGTGGCCGAGTCTCAGGAAACCGCCTTCGGCAAGGTGGCGTACACGCAGGACGCCTTAACTAATCTTGCCAAGCAGTTTGACCGCACCAAGATGAGCTCGGCCACTAGGGCCGCCATGCTTGAGCCCTTCCAGGCACTCATTGACGACCTTGCCGCATCTGAAGTTGACGTGACTACGCTTCAGCAACAACTGGACAAGCTGCGCGGCAAGGACATCACCATCACGACCCGATTCAACTTCCCCGACGGTCGCCCTCCAGGTGGCTGGCCCAAGGAATGGTACGGAGCCAAGGGCGGCATGGTGCCCCAGTTCTTCGCCGGTGGGGGCATGTCCCGAGGCATGGACACGGTCCCCGCCATGCTCGCGCCGGGCGAGTTCGTTATGCGCCGGTCGGCAGTAAAACAGTTCGGCGCCGACCTGTTCTCCCAGCTCAACCGCGGCATCAACCCCCTCGCGGGCATGTCCCCCACCGGCGCCGGCCGCGGCGGCGGTTTCCAAATCGGCACCATCAACGTCATGTCCGCTCCCGGCGAGCGCGCTGAAACGTCCCTCCCCCGCGCCTTGAGGCGCGCTTCCTTCCTGGCAGGCGTCAATGGCTGAGTCCTACAAAATCGGCGCAACCGACGTCACCACCTACCTGACCCACCTCCAGGTCATCGACGGCAACATCGGGGTGCCGCCGCTACGGCAGGACGACTACACCGTGCCGGGCCGCACCGGCGCCATTGCCGCTACCCCCTGGTGGGGGCCCAGGGTGGTCACGTTCGGCGGCATCATCGCCGGCACGACCAGGGCCGCCATGCAGGCAAACCTCAAGTCGCTCGCGTCCTTGGTGCTCAATGGTGGGGACACGTTCACGATGTCTCGCACGCTGGACACCACGGGCACGCCCACGACGGTGACGCACACGGCCACGGCCCGCTACCTGGGCGGCCTCGAGTCCAGCGAGCAGCTGTCGAACCGGGTCGCCCGAGTCGCCTTCGACGTCATGCTCATGGACGGCTACTGGTACGAGGCCGCCTACACCTCGGGCACCGCCCTTGCCGGGACGTCCGTAGTCAATGTCGTAGGCGACGCCCCCACCCAAGACGTCAACCTCACCTACTCCATCGGCGCCGGCTCGCAGCGCATCACCAACCAGGCCTACCCCGGCCTATCTCGGCTGACCCTGAAGCCCGGCAACAACACCCTCGTTGTCACGGGCGGCGGCTCGGTGACCTTGAGTTACAAGGCGGCCTGGCTGTGACACACCTGCGCCTTGACGTCTACGACCCCCTCAACCAGACGTACCAGGGGACGCTGACGCAGTCACTAACTAGCGAGTTCGTGGACGAGTTCAACGCCCCCGGCTACGGCTCCGTCACGGTGCCCCTGTTCTCGACGGACGCCAACCTGCTGGTCAAGGACGCCGTCGTTCGGGTCATTTATCAGGACGACGTCAGGTTCGCCTGGTTCGTTGAGACCCGCGACCGCGACCTCGCCAACTCGTCAGGGCAACAGACGTTGACTGCTTCGGGAAGGGGACTCTTAGCGATCTTGGAGGACGCCGTCGTTTATCCCCTCGGCGGCCTGGCCGACTTCGTCGCCCCTGACCGTCCCTTCAACTGGGCCTCCGGTCCCGGTGGCGGGTGGCGAGGCTCAGGCAACTACCAAGACGCCCTCGGCGTGCAATGGCGCAACGACTCCACCGCTAGGGAAAAGCTGCCTGTCCGGTGGAAAGACCCGGTCGCGCAATGGATCTGGCGCACCGACCCCGAAACCGCCGTGCAGCGCGGCACCGTCAACTGGTTCTACCGCGACTTCACCCTCACCGAATCCAAGCGCATCAAATTCTACGCCTCATGCGACAACCAAATGGACGTCTTCCTTGACGGCCAGCAGATCATGTCCTCTAGCGACTTCGACGCTGAGGCGGCATCGTTTACACAAATGGCCCGGTTCACCATCCGGCTCGGCATCGGCACGCACACCCTGTCTGCTCGGGTCAAGAACGACAAGCCCTGGCAGCGGTACGACGTGTCCGTCACAGCCGACGACAAGGTCTCGGTGCCGAATCACGGCTTGGCTAACGGCACCGAGGTCACCGTCACCGACAAGTCAGGCGCCAACGGGCTCACCAAGGGCGACACCTATTTCGTGCGCGCCAAGACCGACGACGACTTCAAGCTCGCCACCAGCAACTCCGACGGCACCATCGTCAACGTCACCAGCAACGGAAAACTAGACCTGCGACTCAAGACCGACAACACCGCCGGATTTATCCTGACCGGCATCGAGGTCAACTCCAACGGCAAAGAAACCGACACCGTCGTCGTCCGCACCAACACAAACTGGCAGGTCTCCTCCCAGGAGCCCTACTGGCGCCCCGCCATGATCCTCAAGGTTCTCGCGCAGGAAGCCGCCACCCGAGGCGTCTACCGCCTAGACCAACTCACCTACGGCTTCGACATCAACGCACCCAGCAGCGGGGCCTGGTCCACCGAGGTAGACCTCACCCTCAAGGTCGGCTCAACCCTGCTCACCGTCCTCGACGACATGGTCGACCTCGGCAACGACTTCTGGCTCAACCCCGCCACGCTGGAGCTTGACGCCTGGGAGTCCCGCGGCACCGACGTATCGGGCAGCGTCTTCCTTGACACCGGCCAAAACCTGTCCCGATTTTCCACCACCGTTGAGCGGCCCCTCAAAACGGTCGCGCTCGTCCGGTCCAAGAACGGCTGGCTGCGGGCCGCAGACAACACCCTGCGGGACGCCAACGGCTGGCGCGAAACCTTCCTTGAGTACGGCAACACCGCCTCCGAGGACGTCGCCAAGCGCAACGCCCAGCGGGTTCTGCGTCGCACCGGCAAAACCCAGGTCATCGCGTCCGGCGTCGAGGTCGTCGTCACCAGCGGCGCCACCCCCTACGTCGACTTCACCGTCGGCGACGTCGTCGCCATCCCTGACCCGTCGGGCGAAGGGCTGCCCGGCAAGGCTCGGGTGCTGTCCATCGGTCTGAAAGAGGAAGGCGGCGGCGTGTCCTTCCAGCCTGAACTTGAGGTGATCACGAGTGCCTGACGGCGAACTGCGGCGCCCGCCGCAATTGTGGGAGCAGCGTCTAGCGCGAACAACCTCGATCCTCGGCGTCGGCATTTCGTCGTCAGGAGATGCGACCTCCATCGTGACGCCCACGCCTCCGCCTGGTGCCGGCGGCGGAACCGAGCCAGCCCCCGTGCTGCCTCCTCCCGGCGACTTCATCAAGCCATCGACGCCGCAGCTCATCGGCGCCGTGCAAGGCATCAACGTGCTTTGGGACGGGCTCAACGACAACGGCGACCTGTGGCCCTACGACACGTCATACATCGAGGTCCACATGGACACCTCGGGCACGGCGTTCACGCCCGGCACCGCCACGCTGCAAGGACGCCTGGCCCGCCCTGGTGGCCTGTACGTCGGTGGCCTCGCCGCTGGCACGACCTATTACTTCCGGCTTCGCGGCGCTGACCCTGCCGGCAACGTCACCGACCCGAGCGACGCAGCCAGCGGCCTGACAGGTTTGACAACGGCCAGCGACTACGGAACGGCTACCATTGGCAGCGGAGCAGTCTCATTTGACGCCCGCGCCATCGGCGGCATCACTACCACCGTCGGCACCTCCCAGCCGAGCAGCCCCAACATCGGCGACATTTGGCTGGACACCAGCGGCGGCAACACTACGCACAAGCGCTGGGATGGCTCGTCGTGGGTGACGCAGGCCTGGTCCACGTCAAGCATCGGCGCCAACGTGATTACGGCGACCCAGATCGCAGCCGGTGCCGTCACCGCTGGCGCCATCGCCGCCGGCGCCATCACCGCAGAGAAGATCCAGGCCGGAGCCGTCACCACCGACAAGCTCACCGCTGGCACCATCACCGGCTTCTACATCTCCGGCGGCACCGTCAATGGTGGCTTCATCTCCGGCGGCACGGTCGTAGGCACAAGGTTTGAGACCCGCTCAGGAAACACCTTCATTCGTATCGACGACCAGGTCGCTGCACCCTACGGCACAAACGACGCCATCGAGTTTTATGACGGAGGCGTGCAGAAGGCGATCCTGACGTGGGATCAGAGCGACGCCATGTTCGACATTTATGCCCCATACATTGGCGTGTATTCGTTGACCGGTGGCACCACCACGTTCGATGTGTCGGGTAAGGTCGAGGCCAACGACATCGTGGTTGAAGACATCTCTGTCACCGACGTTGCCGAGTTTGGCTTCTCAAGCGGAAGCCGCGCCGTCCGAGTGGCCTCAACCGGTGAAGTCTTTTCCTACGGAATTGACAACAACACGACGGCAAACGCCGCCAACGTCCGCGTCGGATCGTCAGCACAACTGCTCAAGTCAACCTCAACCGTGCGCCTCAAGGACGAGCTGGCACCGCTCGACGAGGACCTGGTCGGGGTCCCGCCGGAGAAACTGAGCCAAGACCCGCCAAGCGTTGACCCCTACGACGTGTTGACGCTGACCCCTACGGAGTTCCGCAGCCTCTCACCCGCAGACGCCGACGCCCGAGCCTTGGGTTTCATCGCTGAGGACGTCGCAGCGAAATTCCCCTGGGCGGCCAATTGGGACGACGAAGGCCTGCCGTCGGCCATTGAAGACCGCCCGATCATCGCCGCCCTAGTAGCGGTCATCAAGGACTTGCGCTCCCGTATCGAAGCCCTGGAGGCGTAATGGCAATGCCCGCCAACGTCACGACCCTCGTCGTGCTCGGCACCTTCCTCACCCCCGAGGGCAACCCCTCAACCGGGACCATCACGTTCACGCCGTCACGGTGGCTGACCAACTCAGGCGCCGACGTAGCCATCCCCAACTCATCCATTACTAAGACACTCGGCACCGCAGGCGACTTCTCCGTCACCCTGCCCGTCACCGACGACGCCGACCTCCAGCCCGCCAACTGGTTTTACACCGTCAGCGAAGTCGTCGATGGCGTCAGCCAGTCTTACGCGGTCCTGCTGCCCGGCACCGCCGGGACAGGCGGCACCGTCTACCTGGCCGACCTAGCCCCCGCCGCCGAGCTCGGTCCTGAGTACGCCAGCCTGCGCGGACCCGCCGGCGAGGCCGCCACCATCACCGTCGGCACCGTCACCTCGGGCGCCGCTGGCGGCACGCCCGCGGTCACCAACTCCGGCACCAGCTCGGCCGCCGTACTTGACTTCGTGCTCATCCCCGGCGACACCGGGCCAACGGGCGCCACGGGCGCAACCGGGCCGCAAGGTGTCCAGGGCGACGCGGCCACCATTGAGGTCGGCACCGTCGGAACCGTGGCCTTCGGCGGCACCCCCACCGTCACCAACTCCGGCACATCCGGCTCCGCTGTCTTTGATTTCGTGCTCGTCACCGGCCCACAAGGTGAGCAGGGAATCCAGGGCATTCAAGGTGAGCAGGGCATTCAAGGCATCCAAGGCGACACGGGAGCCACGGGAGCCACGGGGCCGCAGGGTGACGCCGCCACAATCACGGTAGGCACGGTCACGTCGGTCGCCTACGGCGGGACCGCCTCGGTGACAAACACCGGCACCACCGGCTCCGCAGTCCTCGACTTCGTCCTCGTCACGGGCCCCCAGGGCGACCTAGCCGGGTTGTCCGCCAACGCCCCCCTGTCTTACGCAGCCAACACCTTCGATCTGCTGTACGGCGCCGGCCTGGGCACCGCCTCGGGTGGCACCCTCGTGGCCGACTTCTCCGACGCCACCCCGGCCGCGCTCGGGGCAGCTGCGGCCGGCACGGCCGAGGAATTGTCTAGGGGCGACCACGTCCACGCCATGCCTTCGGCCGCCGACGTCGGCGCCGTCGGCACCGCGACCACGATCACGGCCGGCACCGGCCTAGCCGGCGGCGGCGACCTGTCGGCTTCCCGCACCCTCGACCTGGTCCTCTCTGACGCCACCCCGCTGGCCGTGGGCAGCCCGGCGGCCGGCACCGCGACCAGCCCAGCCAGGGCCGACCACGTCCACGAAGGCACGACCCTGTCCTCGGACACGCCGGCAGCCTTGGGCACCGCAGCTGCCGGCACGGCGACGACCGCAGCCCGAGGCGATCACGTCCACTCGACTGATGGACTTGTTCTAAATTCCCTGGTTACGACCAAAGGCGACCTCATCGTCAGGGACGCCTCGGCTCCGGCCCGCCTCGGGGTGGGCACTAACGGGCACGTCCTCACCGCTGACAGCGCCGAGACAACCGGCGTCAAATGGGCCGCCCCGTCCGGTGGCGGCGGCCTCGATCCATTCCTACTGATGGGAGCCTGACATGGCAACTGCATACAAGGTGCTGGGCCAGGAGGCTCCCAGCGCGACCACCGCCACGGCGCTCTACACGGTGCCGAGCGCGACCGAAGCCGTGATCTCGACTATTACGATCTGCAACCGTGGCAGCGCCTCCGGCACGTTCCGGCTCTACATCCGGCCAAATGACGCGACCCTCGCGGATAAGCACTACATCGTCTACGACGCGAGCGTCGCCGCTAAAGACACCCTGTTCCTGACAGTTGGGGCGACGATGGACGCAACCGATGTTCTCTACTGCTACGCCTCGACGGGTGACTTTTCTTTCAACGCTTACGGGTCGGAGATTTCGTAATGGCGGTAAGCAATGTCAGCCAGCTGGGTTTGGCCGGTGTCGGCAAACAGCGCGGGCTGTTGAAGGCCGCTAATCTCACAAGCTGGCCCGTTGACGTCCGGTATCTAGTCGTTGCTGGCGGCGGCGGCGGTGGAAACACCATTGCCTTCGGCGGTGGTGGCGGTGGTGGCGGCTACCGCTGCAATGTTCCTGGCGAAAACTCAGGCGGTGGGGCCGCCGCGGAATCTGCACTAGTCTTGCAGGTCAATACCGCCTATGCAGTGACAGTCGGAGCGGGTGGCAGCGGAGCCCCCTCTGGAAGCGATGCAAACGGCAGCAGCGGATCCAACTCATCATTTGGAACGATCAGTTCAACCGGTGGCGGCTTTGCCCCAGGAGCATCTAGTGGATTGAACGGCGCTTCCGGCGGCTCGGGCGGTGGTGCCGGTGCCAGCGACGTCACCTCTGGGACAGGTGGCACTGGTACGACTAATCAAGGCTATGCGGGTGGCAACGGATTCGCTGGTGCTAGTGGGGCAAGATGTGGCGCCGGCGGCGGCGGTGCAAGTGCTGTGGGAAGTGCAGCATCATCGGGCGTGGGTGGTAACGGTGGCGCTGGGGTGGCATCGTCAATCACGGGCACAAGTGTTGGCAGAGCCGGCGGCGGTGGCGCTGGCACTTTCAATGGCACATCTCGGGGCACCGGCACAGATGGCGGCGGCAGTGCCTCATCTAACGCCAATGGCGGACAGGGCACGGCGAACACTGGCGGCGGCGGTGGCGGTGCCGATTATGTTTCCGGCGGCAATAAGGCGGGAGGCAACGGTGGGTCGGGCATCATCGTTTTGTCCATACCCGAGGCCAACACCGCGTCCTTCTCCGGTGGCGTTACTCAGACCTCGACGACGTCGGGCGGTCGGCGTATCTACACGATCACGGCTGCCGGTGCGTCTGACACCGTGACCTTCGCTTAGGAGTGACTGTGGCTCATTACGCATATCTAGACAGCGACAACATCGTCACTCAGGTCATCGTCGGCAAGGACGAGGACGAGGACGGCGTCAATTGGGAGGACTATTACGGCGCGGTCCGCACGTCTTACAACACTCACGGCGGTGTCCACGCAAACGGCGGCACGCCGTTCCGCCACAACTACGCCGGAATCGGCTTCACCTTCAATCCTGACTTCGGCCCTGACGGTGCGTTTATTCCCCCGCAGCCGTTTCCGTCGTGGACCCTCAACCCTGACACCGCGCTATGGGATGCGCCGACGCCGATGCCAGAGGAGGGCGGTCCTTACGGCTGGGACGAGGA